CTTTCAAGACTTCCATGAATACTGGGTCCACAACGATCCAACGACCTTGTGTATCAACATTCTGTTGGTCCATCAAACGAGACATACGTGCAAGAATCTGCAATGGGAATGCATTACCTGCAGTACCCGATTTTGCAGCAGTAGCACCACCTGCACGAGGCTCAATACCAATAGAGTTATTGGCAGCACCTGCAGTTCCTGATGTGTTTGTGAAGTCAGATGCGTCTAGTGACATAGATGCCAATAGTTCTGCACCAACCAAGTTAGCACCATCAGAAGCAGTATCAATAGCTTTTGTACCGTTTACAGATGTATTAACTGCGCTTGCATTTGCATGAAGTGCAGCTTGAGAAAAACCAGACAGATAGCCAAGAACTTCTTGGTCCATTTGGTCAGCCAAACGATATGCAGCACGATCACTTGCAAGACTTTGGAAATTGACGTGGCTATGAGCCTCTTCAATATCGTCCACTTTAAAAGCAAAATAGTTAGCTTTATCAATGGTTAACGAGAAATCCTCGTCATCTAAGTCTTGTGGTGTGATTTGTGTACCACGGTCGTATTGTTTTACGGTGATCTCAGGCTCTTTAATAATTTTAACTGAGTCACCCATGTTAGCAATCTCTCCAAAATAATCAGAGTTTGTGATTGCTTCAACAACAGATGCCTTGCGGAATGCAAGTTGCACCTGTTTGGAATAGATTACTGGACTAAAATTACCATTAGGTAAATTGCCGTAACCGGATGCCGTTGGGAATGCCATAACATTCGTCTCCTTTAGCAAAACAGATGCTAAACACACAGATACTTATATAGGAGGCTAATCGTTTATGGGTGCATATGATTTAAAAATCACAATGATCAGTCATGATCTTTATGTCATATGGGCCATACGTATTAGGTAATCCGTAAGGACTGTTGTTTGCGTGGGGAATATAAGTAGTACAGGTGTCCATATCTGGGGCTGTACTACTCATTGTACATATAGTTATAACATAAATAACTACATTGTCAATACTTTTTACCTAGCAGAACCAGATAAATCGTAAATAAAGTTACCAGCACGAATAGATTCCATAATTACATCTGCATTACGTTCATATTCTTGTGGTGACATCTTTTGTACCTCAGACTCTCTTATGGCATTTCCCGTGCCATCTGTTTGAGGTTTACTGCGTTGGTTCCGTGTACCCACAGAACGTGCAGCATCTTTTGACGAGGCTTTAGTTTTCTTAATGCCACGATCACCTTTATAAAGATCAATTGCACGAGCAGCTGAACGTGCGTCATTGTCATTTTCATACAATGCATCTTGTACCCATTTAGGTTGCTCGTCTGCCCACTCATGAAAATCATCGCTATCACGAATGTCATTAAAGTCTGGGTGCAAGCGAAGGAGTTCTGCTTCAGCTTTTTCACGTGCTGCAGTTTCCCGCATTTCATCTACAACTTTTACACGATCCTCTAGTTCTGCAGATTGTTCTTTTGCCTTTTTAATTGCAATCGTTTCAACAATAGCAGCTACATCTGGATACCGTTTTGCCCAAGCTTCAATATCATCATCCGACTTAGGGAGTTTGATTTCTTGTTTAGTTGCTTGGTTAAGTTGTTGCTCAAGTGCACTAACACGATCTTCATATTCTTTTTCTTTTTGCTGTTGATGTCTACGTAGATCACCATAACGTTTTTTAAAGCTACGTTCTTCAGCGTTTGTTGGTTCAGCTTCTTGTGGTTCTTTAGACCCTTCTGCTTCACCCCTTTGTTCAGCTATTAACTGTTCAAGTTCTTCTTCTTCTTTTTGCAAGCGTTCTTCGTTTGTGTACTTACGATTTGCGAATGCTACTTTTTTTTGAGGCTGCATTTCTTCAGCCATAACTGTATTGGACATTTAGTCTTCCTTACTGGGGCCACCGTAGCCTTGTTGGAGGGGGATGGGTAGGCCAGTCAAATTGTGGATTATTTCTTTTTATTTTTACGTGAGGCTAATCCACCTTTATTAAATCCGTAACCTCCTACGTATCCTTTACCTGCCATTTGCCCACCAGCAACAGTACCTGCTTTTTCTGCTTCTTCTTGTGTAGCTCCACTTTCTATTGCAGAACTTGTTGCTTGTTCTTGGGCTTGCGATATTTGTTCTTGTGTAACAGTTGGAAAGCTTGGGCCATCATCGTCATCACCTCCACCCTGTACGGGCGCTGGCGGCGGCGGTGTAATATCCTCTGTAGTAGGTGGTGTATCTGTACCTTTTACAATTGTATCTACATTATTCATAGCTTTTTCAAGATACGATTTAATAGCTTGACTTGATGCATCCTCACCAAAGCCAGATAATGAGGACATAGCGGTAGCTCTACTTTCATCATAACTTATATCAGCTATAGTTTGACGAAGATCATCTACAGCAGTTGTAACATTAGCAGGTTTAGCAGGGCCAACTTCTAGTTCTATGTCAGATCTACTAGGTAATGTTGGTGCAGTTAACGAAGGTACTGAAACAGTAGGTTCTTCTGGCATAGCCACGTTTGGCGGCTCGTCTATCCTATTATCCCTAAACCTCATACCATGATTGTAATCAGGTGTTCCTAGATTTTTTCGTAAAAAGTCTCCACCCTCAGATTTTATTAAATCACGTCCCAGTTCAGTTACACTGGGAATCTCTGGTGTAGTAGGTCCGTCAGTAGCTTCTAAATCATCCGCCTCAACAATAGAGTTACTTCTATCATCAAACAAATTTGCTTCAGTTTCTCTAAAATTTTCTGCTGTAGTTGGAAGTCCATCAGGACGTAGCTCAGGACGTAAACTTTTCTTAACAGCTTGTTCAGTTGCAGCATCAGACTCATTTGGGTCTTGTCCAGCAACTGTACCTGCTACAGCTTTTGCCTTTGTTTTTTCTTCCTCACCAAAACCAAGTGCATCAGCTATAGGCTCTATAATTGAACTAACTACTTTAGACAGTATACCTTTACCTTCGTCTGTTGTCAAACGGGTTTTTAAATCACGCAAAGCTTTGACTTGCCCTGCAATAGGAGTTTTCTTTGCTTGAGCAATTTTTTCGTCAAGCATGGCTATAATTTCTTTTTTCTGTTTTTTGTTTGCAAGAACAATGGCACCACCTATTAGTGGGTTAATAGTAGCGGCAATACCTGCAACTACATTACCAACAGTACCTGCTTTTTCCGCTTCTTTAATCCATGTAGCTAAAGCTTTACCGTCTGTAGCCGAAGTGTCCATACCAAAGCCACCAGCTTTCTGGAACTCTGATTGTGGTGGGGGAGTTGTTGGACCACTATCATCACTTACAGGAATAGCCTGTTCTGTTTCTGTTTCTTCTGGCGCTTGTCCTGCTGGAAAATAACCTGTTGGAACTGGGTATACTGGTTCACCACCTAAGAATGGTATAAACAGGCTATCACCTTTATCGTTTTTATACTCACGTACATCTTGATCTGATGGATCAAACATAGGAGTTACAAACGTACCTTGGTTGGCGTGAATAACACCACCCTGTGCTTTCTCTTGTGGTTCTTCTTCTTCACCACCGTCAACAATAATTAAGTCCATTACACCAAACGGCATATCATCAGGTATTACAGCTTCATCACCATTACCCATTTGACCCATAGCTTCCATTTGCTTTAAGCCTTGCTTGGCATCTTGTCTTATACGCATTAAGTTTTCTAAACCAATATAACGAACTACATCGGCTGGAAAAACAAACTCACCCTCACTCAGCATAGCAGGAATATCATCTCGTACTTCTTTACGGGTACTACCTACTGGTACATCATTACCAGACACCTCATCTACCATGCCACCTTCATCACGAAGGCCACCATCTTCAAAGAGTTCCATTTGTTTTTCGTACATAACGAGTTCCTTATTGGGCTTTTAGTACTTCGTCACGCAATAGTTTTAATCTACGTAACTGATATATTGCGCCTTGTGATCTATACACTGCAACAGATTCATTAGTTTGTTCCATAGTGCGGTGTTGTTGGTTTATTAAAGTATCTAAGTATTCTTCAAACTTAGACCATTGGGCTTGGTTGCTGACCATCGCCTTGAGCTTGTTGAGGTGCTCCTTGTCCTTGTGCATTACCACTAAATCCTTGTTCTCCCGGTACTGGTGCTTGGCCTACGCCTATATTACCACCACCTGCTCCTGATGTGTCCATTGGGTTTGCTCCTGCGGGTGCAGGTCCACCTTCTGGTGCTGGCTGTTGTGCTTGCATACCTTTCATAAGTTCTGCTTGCAATGCAGCCTCGTCCATATTGTTGGTTACTTTGTCAGGGTCAAGTTCAAGAGATTTTGCAATCTCACGAATAATGTATTGAAACTTAGCAAATGGTGCAAGTGCTGGGTTGGAGGATACTTGCAGGAACTGCATCAAACGTTGACTACGTACTTCGTTAGCCATAAGAGATTCAGTGCCACGTGCTTTAACTTCTAAGTCACCACGCATCTCTGGGTCAAAGTTAAACTGCATGTTAAAGCGGAATAAACCTTCACCCATTGGGCGCAGTAGATAGTCATCAATGTTTTTAATTACGTTTTTAATACCGCCACTGGCAGCACCCATCAACATGCTAATGCCACTAGCAGTACGGCCTACACCAGACACACCTGTTTGCCCGTGAGCAAAAGATGGGAAGCCTGTTGATTCATCCGCAAGTACACGTGCCTTATCAAACAACTGTAAGTTTTCACCAGCAACGTTAGGGAATTTAGTGCCAAAGATAGCCTGACCCGGTGCACCGCCTTGCCTACGAAACACCTTACCGGGATACACAGATAAATCCTGACCGGGTACTAGGTTGGTTTCATCTACTTCAATAAGAAGATTGCCTGACAGTACAGCATTATCCACCGCCATACGCATAAAACCATTCATAAGAGTTTGAGTATCATCCATATTTTCAGCAATACCTACGCCAAAGAATGAATAAGGGTTCAGTTCGTAGGGCACAGCTTGATAAGGAATACGTGCAGGCTTAAATGGATTAAGCACCATGCGAATTAATTTATTATTACAAATCCACACATTTGCCTGTAACTCATCAAATGCCATAAGTTCATCTGGAATATCTACGCCCTGTTCTTCCAACATTTCAACATCTACCATGCCCCAGTACTCTAGGACTTCGTAACGTTCAATGCCATGCTCCGGTGCATAGTCGGAAAGATCATCTTCCCAGTATTGTTTATTGTAGTTCTCACCCAAAGAAATTGCTTCATCAATAACTGCACTACGAAAGTAAGGTCTTTTCTTTAGCCCTCTCATTTGAGTACGAGATAGTTTATGACGTTCAATTACATACTGAGCATCATCCATACTATTAGCATCTGGATCAGGATAAAAGTTCCACACAGATACATGAGATACCTGTGGTACAGTTTTAAACATGGGATCATAGTTACCTTCTTCATCCCAATTAGGATACTCTTTGTCTACAGCAAATGGACCCTTCATTACACCCGTACCAAACAAGGCCATTTCAAAAGCTGTACTACGTAAATGTTTAGATGCAGATGACTCTTCCAATTGATCTTGGATTTGCTTTTGCATCTTTTTGGCTGCAATCATTGCAGGACTAAATGTAACGGATGTAGGAGTTTTACCAACACCAGCTTGTACGTTATCAATTCCATCAAACTTATCTTTAATGGGGCCGAGCGATTCATTTAATGTTTTAAGTGTGGCACCTGCAGGAAACTCTTTACCATCACCTTTAAAACCATAAGGGTTAATTTCTTTATCCAACCCATTTTCACGCATTTGCTCAGGTTCAGCTGGATCAAAGTGTACGTCTGCGACTACACCTTCTGGAAGTTCTGTAGGTTCAATGGACAAAGGAAAACGATTGTTAGCAAACAATACGTCTACAATCTGCCCATACGCAGCTAAGGTTTTTGTCTTAGTAACTTTAATAAATACACGAGACTTTTCTGCATCAGTAAACTGTACGTCTGGTCCATAGATACCACGATAGTTACGATATGAGCGTAGCCAACGTTCTTCATCTTGACGCCTATAGTCTTCTGAACGATGGTAACGTTCCATTACATATGGAATAATCTTTGAAGTATCTGCATCAAATTCAGTAGAGTTATCTGTATCCTCTAACGCAATTGAATCGTCTTCAATAAAGATGTCATTTTCTTCTGCCATTTATTTTTCCTTAGTAACCAAACGTTGCGTCTGCTACACGCATACCCATTGAAGGTCTTCCGTGTGGATCGTAATCAAATACACTAAATCGTGGTCGGGACATTATACCATAGCGCAATGCATCATACAAGTGATCTTCAGAATGTGTATCAATGTCTTCTGGGTTCTTTTTATCCAAAGGTATAGCAGGCAATTGCGATACTATATTTGTGCAAGTATTAAAAAATACCATTCTAGGATTTTCTGTAAACTCGTCTACCTGCAAGCGTCTGTGTATTTCGTTCTTACCTGCTACACGAGAACCTTTAGAACGATCTGATGGTCTCCAACGACAACCACGACCAATCATTTGTTCAGCAAGACTAGGACCAGTATCACCACGCTTATGCCACAAAGAGGAGTCAAGTACGCCGTACTTAATGTTTCCATCTTCCGCTTCTAAATCTAGTACCATGTCAGCTAGATCAGTAGCAAGAACTTTACTTACGTATAATTCTCTATAAACAATTAACTGTTCATCAGGAGAAACAGCAAACCAAACAACACCGGATTTACTTCCGTACCCATAGTCACATGCCCTAAACTTAACCCAATTGCTTGGTATTTTAAATGGTTCAATGACGTGGATGTTTCTATCAAACTCTGTAAAGGCTGCGCCTTCTTTAATATCCCAGTCACCCTCTAGCAATTGTCTACGCTGTTGTTCAGGCAATGACAAAAGCATTGCTTCGTAGTCACCTTGCTTACTTAGATAAGGATTGTCTGAAAGACGTGCAGGTATAAACCTACGTTTGAACAAAGGTTTTCCTGCTTTCTCGTGTCCTGCAGGATATTTAAGGTCTTCACCAGATTCAATATCAGTTGCATTAAAAGCTTTCCCTGCTGGTGCTGGATCAATAAACATTTTTTTAACCCAGTGATGTCCCCTACCGCCGGGGTTAGTGGTTGCTCTCATAAAGATAGGCAAGTCAGGTGCAGTGGACCGGAGACGAGATCGCATATAGTTCCATGCAAAGGGGGAAGCCCATTGGGTCAACTCGTCAAAGCCTATCCAGCTAAATGCCAGACCTTGGTAGCGGAGAACGTCATCTTCCCTATCTAGGTAGGACATCCATAACCTAGCACCAGAGGGCGCAGTCCACTGCATCTTGCGTTCTGACCATTTAATACCGGGCCAGATTTTGGGATACATCTCTTGAGACTTAAAGATAAGTTCCCGTAACT